CTGGTAGCCGTCGCCAAACTGCACCGTGCGAACAACAGGCTGATTGTTCTTTGTGGCGCCATAGGTGGCCGTGATAGCAGGGAAAGTAGCCATTAGGCGAGCAAGCCTCCGGGACGTTTTTGTTTGATCAGCTCTTGTTGAACGGCGATGCCAATAGCCTTGCCGAGTGCATTGGCCTGTGAGCCGTCGCCCTGCACGTTAGAGCTGCCTGCGTCAACATTCACCACAATATTTCCGAGGCCCCCGAAGGCACCTGCGGGGGCGATGCCGCCACTACGACCCGGCATGAACAGCTCAGGCCCCTTTTCGCCCACGAGATAGCCCTGTCCGGCCATCACAGAGCCACCCATCGCACGCTGCGGGATGCCATAATTGGGTCCGAAGGTGCCATACCTGCCGACAGACCCACCACCAGCGCCGAATGGCGTGGCTGGATTGAAGGGGGTCAAGAAGCTGCGGATCGAGTTGATCGCCTGCTCGATCACAAAAATTCTGAGCAGTTGATTGGCGATGTCGACAAGCACGCCAGATGCGATCTGCTGCAGGCTTTGCTGCCAGTTTTGAGAACCCTGAATGAGCAGATCGAAGGTGCCAGTTAAACCCTGACCCAACGTGCCTGCAATACCGTCTGCCAATGCTTTTTGCTGCTGGACAGCAGTGTTGAGCTCGTACTGCTGCTCGATGTGCTTTTTCAGCGCATCCATGTGGTCTTGATCCTGCTGCCGCTGGATCTCGGCCAGATTGCGTTCGGTCTCGCGTTGATTCGCGATCAGTGCAGTGTTGCCCTCAAAAATGATGGCCTGCTGTGCGCGCAGGTCTTTTTCAGCGGCAAGCTGTTGTGCATATTTGTATTGCAGATCGACTTCGCGTTGCATGCCTTGCAGGCGCGCCACGAGCATCGGATCGCGGGCGGCCTGGGCTGCAGCAATCTTGTCCTGTAGATCTGAATTGATGCGCAGGATTCCACCTTCTGCGAGACGGTCGCGCACCACATCTGCAACGCGCTGTCTTTCTTTGGCCGCGGCCTCAGCAGCACGTTCGGCATCTGATTTGCCCTTGCGGCCACCCTTGCCATCCTTCGCACCACCCAATGCTGGGATATCGAAGGCTTTGGTCGCAGCGCCAGTCTGCTTGTTGAGAGTTTTTTGAGCCTCGATATTCTGGTTGATCTTCTGGAGGATGACGCCTTGCAGCTGCACAGCACGGTCGCTGTTCGGGTCTTCTGGCGCAATCGATTGCAAAAGACGCTGATACTGCTGCAAAGCCTGCAGATTCTGAGCGATGCCGGTCTTGTTTGATTGCGACGTGATCTGGCTGATGCCTTTTGCAATGTTGTCTACTGCTTGGCTAGTTGCGCGGCCTGTGATAAATCCTCTTGCGCCTATGACGCTTCGCGTGAATCCAGCCCCGCGTCCAGCGGCCAAAGCCTGATTGATCGCATCGACAACGGCAATGGCTTGCGAGAAAATGGCTTTAAGTGCTGGCGTAAGAGCTTGACCAATGCGGCGCGCCAATGCATCCACGCCATCCTGCAGGGTACTGAGCTTGCCTGAGAGCGTGTCAGACTGGGCAACCGCACCGTTGGCATATTTGCCGCCCACATCAGTGAGCCTTTGGAATGCGATTTCAACGGCGCGAGCACTGATCTGCCCCTTACTCAGTGCCTTCTGCAGCTCTTCGCCTGAGAGCTTGTACATCTTTTGCAGCTCTTGCTGCAGGCCAACGCCGCGCTCCTGGAATTGCAGAAGCTCTTCACCCTGCAGACGCCCCTTGGCAACTACCTGGCCATATGCTGTCACCAGGCCCTGCAGCTCGGCGCCGGTCGCGCCAGATGCATCGGCTAACCTGCGAGTGACCTCGACGACCTGACTGCCAGCTACGCCAAAAGCTTGGAGACGCTTGGCAGCATCGATGAGCTCAGTGCTCGTGAATGGCGTAACAGCACCTAGCTGCTGCAGCTCTTGGATGATCTGCTTGGCTTGCTGAACACTGCCGGTCAGCACCTGCAGGCTTTTTGTCTGTGTCTCGATCTCTGCCGTTTTGGCAAAAACGAACCGAACTGCCTGAATTGCTGCAAAAGAGCCTGCCAGTTTGGTGACTGCATTCTGCAGCCCACCGATGCTTGTTTGGGCTGCTTTAGACGCAGTATTGACCTGCTGCAGATTACGTACAGCACTCTGGCTATTAACCTGTACGTCTACAACGGCAACAGCAGGCACAGCGCTCGACCTATCTTGAGTTCAGTCTACCTGCGTTGACGCGCTTTGGCTTTGTCCATCTCTTCTTTCTCTCGCTTGCCCTTCACTTCGTAGTAGGCGGCGAACATCATGAATTCAGCCTCGGTGAGCTGCTGCCTAAGCTCGCTCACCGTCTTGCCAAGCTCGGTTGCAAGGAAGAGCTCAAAGAACAGCCATGAGTCTTCCTCTACTCGTTTTTTGCTTCTTCAAGCGAGGGTGCATTGCCCAGACCGAACAAGAACAGCTCAAGTTCGTTGAGTACGTCTTCGGGCAGTTCGCGTTGCAGCTTGGCGGCATCGGCGGCGGCGAATGCCTTGGTGCCATCCTCTAACTCAGCCATCTGGCAGAGCATCTGTGTGCTGATCTCTAAAGCCTCGTCGGTGCCCGCCATCGCGGTTGCACGCTTACGATCGGCGCGGGTGATGGGTTTGAAGTACAGCGACAAGACAACAGCGCCATCAGCTCCTTTGATGTCAAACCGACGACGCTGGTTCAGGTCAAATGCCCCGGTGAGCAGGTCAACAGGGCGCTGATTTGCGGCGGGCATTAGATGCTTAAGGTCAGAGTTCCGCTAGAAACGAAATTGATAGTAACAATCTCGATCTCACCTACTGTAGCAGAATATTCACTGCTTGTCACCACGATGGTGCCCGTGATTTTTTTGCCGCCGGTTTCGTCCAAGTACAGCTCAACAGCTGCATCGGCTTCATCGGTGGTTTGGTTGACATCCTTGATCAGATCAAGTTTGTCACCAGAGCCGGGAGCGTCATACATGACTTCAATGGTGCCCGATCCGCTAATCAGACCACCAACATTGGCGCGATAGGTAGCACCTTGGGAGGTCACGTCGTACGACTCTTTTTCCACGGTCATGGACCAAGAGCGCACAGCAGCAATCTCTGAAAGACCGCCGCTACCAGCTTTATCAAAAAAGACGGTGCCTTGTTGGCCGCGATAAAAAGCCATGATCAGATGTCCAGAGTGATGGTGCCGTTGGTCACGAAATTGAGAGTGATGATCTCGATTTCGCCCACGGTAGCGGAATACTCAGCGGAAGTGATGACACCATCAAAACTGATTTTCTTGGTGCCGGTAGTGTCAAGGAACAGTTCAAATAGCGCGAGTCCTTCATCGTTGGCCGAATTGACCATCTCGATGAAAGCGTTGGTTTCATCGGAGCTGCTAGCAGTGTATAGAACCTCGCAGGATCCAGAACCGCTGATCAGCCCGCCGACGTTTGCCCGGTAGGTAGCGCCAAGTGCGGTGGTGTCTAGTGATTCTTTCTCAACGGTCAAAGACCACGAGCGGGTGCTGGTGATGGTTGCAGCAGTGGTGCCCGCGTCATCGAATTTGACGGAGCCTTGCTGTCCACGGTAAAACGCCATGGTTACAGATCCTCGAAGGTTTCAAAGGTCAATCTGACCCGTGTTTGGAAGAAACCCTCTGGAGATGGCGAAGCCACTACCTCGGGCCCTGTTGGGGGATCGAAGTGAACCCCACTTACAACGATTCTATTGTAGAGATCTCGAATGCGTTTTCCAACGGTCAGGTTGGCGCCAGGACCGACACCTTTAGCAGAGAATATGTTGATAATCACAACACCAAGCACATTGTTGCTGCTGCCCGACGTACCACCCATGGTCAAATAAATGTTGGCGCCAAAAGACACCAAGCATTGAACCCAGGTGCCATTATTCACCGGGTTGTATGGCATGTTGTGGAAGACCACCGGTATCGCAGGCGCTAATGCAAGCTCGGTGGCGAGGCGACCTTCAATCGTGGCTCGGACGGTATTGAGATTGATTGCTGCCATCAGGATGATCTTGCGATGTTCTCGGCACTTGCCCGCACGCTAGCTGTGATCTCAGCAGCAATCAGGTCCACCCAGCCTGACGGGTTCTGCAAGCTGCCATTCACGCCCGCTGCTTTCCATGATGGTGGCAGGTTGGTCCCATAACACAGCGCCTCTGCATAGGGCAGACTGTTTGATATGTGATAGACACCGCCAAGCTTTTCTTGCTGGTAATTCTGTCTGTTCATCGCTTTTACATCTTTGGATATTTGTGCTCCTTCTGCTTCAAATTCGGTCACATTATTTTCGGACACCACCCAGCTCGACCTGAATCTGCCGGTGAGAACTGGACTTTCTTCCTTAAGCTTGCGATCGGTGTTGAGCACCGTCTCGCGCAGCAGCTTTTCGAATTGGTCAGCGGCGTAATCGCCCGTCTGTGCCAGGTTGATTCGCCGTGCCATGTCAGACTCTCAGAATCAGCTCATACGTGATGGGCTCGTTGTTTTGCTCTATCGTCTGCACCCTGATGATTTGGTGCACGATGTTGCTAATCACAACACGGTCAAATGTAGATGGCGTGGTGCCATTCAGATCTAACGCAGCCACGATCAGGCGCTTGTCGCCAGCCTGAATCAGCTCGTTGACTTCGCGCAAATTGACATCCTCGAGCACTCCTTTAATGCCCGTGTCTGCAACGGTCTCTGCGATGGCACCTGTGGTCGAGTTGTAAGCTCCAGGTGTGATTTTGCGGAAAGTGACATCACCGCCGAATCGCAGCATCAATTTGCTGGCGACTTTGCGTAGCGGTGTCGCAATGGCCATCAGATCTTATAGGCGATGATTTTGCCCGATGCGAGTGTCACGCTGGTGAAGACACCCTCGATCTCGTCGCCATGATTCAGCGGCACTGAGCTGAAAGTGTTGCCGCTGGCATTTTGGACTGTGGCCGTGCTGATCACGGCATCAGCCAGCGCATACAGCCTGCAAAACCGCCCGGTATGAGCATTTGTGTCAGTGATGTATTCAAACCCGATGTTGTAGCTACCGCCGTTGCCCATGATCAGCTCCGTCGAATCGAGAAATTGCCTGGTCCACTGATTCTAAGGCCTGTCAGATACCTTTCAAAAATCGGTGGCACACGATCAGCGCCCGTGGCTGGGCTGCTGGCTCCAGCGGTGGTCACACTCAGACTGCCAATGCTCACGCTCTTGTAGTCTTCAAGCCCGCTCAAAGCCAATCCGTCTTTGTTGTTATTGAGATAAATGGCCAAGATGCACTGAGCCTTCTTGACTTGATCGGGAATTTCCGTGTCGGTGTAGTAATCAGTGGTGATGCGGAACGGAAAACCAACGGCGTAGGTGTTGATATAAGTGTCAGGCTTTCGAACACCCGTGCGCGGCCATTGCAGAGCTTGGGTGTCGGTAGCCCGAGCACCAAGGAACCGCTCACGATCAAGACGTTGGGTAGCAGTATAAAGTGCCCGGTTTTTTTGATCTGTCGTTGCAGTGGCCCAGGCCGTTACGTCATCATCCTGGACAAATCCTTCAATCACCAGTTCCGCCGCTGCCAGCGTCAGGTAACTGTTGGCGTTTGCGCCGCCCACTGTTGCGTCGATTGTTATTGCCATCTGTGGACAGCGGTTGGTCTGGAGTTACTTCAAGTTTAGGCTCGGGCTCCGCCATAAAAAAAGAGGCTCCAGCCGTAGCCAGAGCCTCCCGTTCACGCAGTCGCCGGAAAGCGAACAGCCCCATCAGACGCGCTTAAGAAGCACGGTGATAATCACACCAGCCAGAGCGGTGGTGGTGCCGGTAACGTCCAGAGACAGACGATCGCCAG